CGACGCCGCGCTCGGCCCCGATCCGCAGGAGACCGCGTTCCGCGCCGGCCGCCGCGCTGTGGGCTGCTGGGCCCTGGGCGAGATCACCGCCGCCGACGCCGAGCGCTGGATCGAGATGCAGCGCGAGCGCGCGACCCGTCCCGCATAACGGGACACCCCCGGCCTCTCTCGCATCGGAGCGAGCGCGCGGCTACGACCGCCAGCGCATGGCCGATGCTGCCCCCGCCGCTGCGACTCCCGCGCCCGCCGCCGCTCCCGCGGCGCAGCCGGCCGCGCCCGCGCAGCCCGCGGCGGCAGCCACGGCCCAGCCCAGCGCCACGCCGAGCACGCCGGCCGCCGCCGACCCCAAGGCCGCGGCGCCCGCCGCCGAGCCGGCGAAGCCCGCCGCCGCCGAGGTGAAGTACGAGCTGAAGGCGCCCGAGGGCGTCCCGGCCGAGAGCGCCAAGCCGATCCTCGACGACATCGCCGCCTTCGCGAAGGCCAAGGGGCTCAGCCCCGAGGTCGCGCAGGAGGTCGCCGCGCGGCACTTCGAGGTGCTCGCCGGCATCGACGCGGCGAACAAGCAGCTCCTCGCCGATCACCGCGCGCAGTGGGTCGAGGCCGTCAAGGCCGACAAGGACCTCGGCGATGCCGGCGTCGCCGCCGCCAAGGCGGCAGTCGCCAAGGCCGACCCGACCGGCGCATTCCGCAAGCTGCTCGACGCGACCGGCTACGGCGATCACCCGGAGTTCGTGCGCTTCGCCGCCTACTGGGGCCGGCAGATCGCCGAGGACCGAGTCGAGCACGCGAACCAGGGCGGCAAGTCGGTCGAGATCGACCACGCCGCCATCCTCTTCCCCTCCATGAAGGGCTGATCCATGGCCACCATCGGCAACACCGTCCTGACCCTCACGGACTGGGCCAAGCGCCTGGACCCCAACGGCGCGGTCGCCTCGACGGTCGAGCTGCTCGCGCAGACGAACGAGGTCCTCCAGGACATGCTGTGGATGGAGGGCAACCTGCCCACCGGCCACCGCACCACGGTCCGCACCTCGCTGCCGTCGGTCGGCTGGCGCATGCTCAACAACGGCGTGACGCCGAGCAAGAGCACCACGGCGCAGGTCGACGACGGCTGCGGCATGCTCGAGGCGGTCTCCGAGGTCGACGTGGACCTCGTGAAGCTCAACGGCAACAGCGCCGCCTTCCGCCTGAGCGAGGCCCACGCCTTCCTCGAGGCGATGAACCAGGAGATGGCCCAGACGCTGTTCTACGGCGACGCCGGCACGGCCCCCGAAGAGTTCACCGGCCTGGCATCGCGCTACCCGGCGAGCACCGCGACCAACGGTCAGAACGTCATCAAGGCCGGCGGCTCTGGCTCGGACAATACCTCGATCTACCTCGTCGTCTGGGGCGCGAACACCGTCCACGGCATCTTCCCCAAGGGCAGCAAGGCCGGCGTCCTCCACGAGGACCTGGGCGAGCAGCTCATCCAGACCTCGACGGGCATCGGCACCGGCCGCCTCAAGGCGTTCGTGGACCGCTGGCAGTGGAAGTGCGGCATCTCGCTGCGCGACTGGCGCTACGTGGTGCGCATCGCCAACATCGACATTTCTAACCTCGTCGCGGAGTCGAGCGCGGCCGACCTGATCAAGGTCATGATCAAGGCCATCCATCGCCTGCCGTCGACCTCGATGGGCCGCCCGGTGTTCTACGCGAACCGCACGGTCAAGCAGATGCTCGACATCCAGGCGATGTCGAAGACCAACGTGCACCTCCAGGCCGGCGAGGAGGAGGGGCGCCCCAAGCTCACCCTGCGCGGCATCCCGATCCGCACCTGCGACGCCCTGCTCGAGACCGAGGCCACGGTCGCCTGATCGACCCTGCCCGGTGGCTCAGGCCCTGGCCGCGTCGTGCGCGCCAGGGCCTCGGCGTCGCCAGGAGCCGCCCATGATCCTCGACGCCCAGCAGATGTTCAGCGACTCGCAGGCGATCACCGCCGACGCGGTCGGCACCAACGTCATCGACATCAGCACCGCCCGCGCGATCGGCAACGGCGAGCCGATGGCCGTGCTGTTCTGCTGCGAGGTCGCGGCGGACCAGACCACGGGCGACGAGGACTACACCTTCGAGGTCGAGTACGCGACCAACGCGGGCCAGACCACCGGCCGGCAGCTCATCGGCCGCCGCGTCTTCGAGTCGGGCACCCCGACGGCGCCGGCGCAGGACGCCGACCTGCTCGTGGCGGGCTACCGCTTCGCGATCCCGCTGCCGCCGCTGACCACGGCCGAGGACGGCCAGTTCATCGGCGTTCGCTACGACGTCACCGGCACCACGCCGACGATCACCGTCTCGGCCTTCCTCGTGCCGCTCTCGGCCGTCGAGGTCTCGCCGACGCCCGTCTACCCCGACGGCTTCACCATCTCCTGAGCCGCCGCCTGATCGCCACCAGCCACAGAGGACCCCATGGTCAAGGTCATCGTCACCCGTCCGGGCTACATCTTCGGCCGCGTGCAGAAGGTCGGCGCCGAGCTGCGTATCAAGTCGACCGGCGAGTTCAGCCACCGCTGGATGGAGCCGGCCGACGAGGCTTCGCGCGCGGCGCTCGAGAAGGCCGGCGTGGACTTCGCCAAGCAGACGCTCCCCAAGGAGCCGAAGCCGCTCGTCGCCGTGAAGCCCGAGCCCGCCAAGGTCGGCTGATCGGCTGAGCCATGGCGACGACCGCCACACATACCGCCCTGGGCGACCAGCTCGAGAACATCGGCTGCGCCCTGGTCTCGTGGACGCTCGCCAACGGCGAGACCGGCGACGCCGTCGCGCTCGGGAACTTCCGGGACCGCTCCGTGCAGGTCGGCGGCACCTTCGGCGTCGGCGGCAACTGCGTCATCGAGGGCTCGAACGACGGCACGAACTACGTGACCCTCACCGACCCGCAGGGCAACGCGCTGAACACGATCACCGCGGCCCGCCTCGAGCAGATCACCGAGACGACCCGCTTCATCCGCGCGCGGATCTCGGCAGGCGACGGCACGACGGCCATCACCATCCATCTCTTCTGCGGCGGGGGTGCGGGATGAGCAACCAGCCCGACACCGGCGCCCCGCTGAGCATCTCCGAAGCCGCGGCCGAGGTCGCGCGCTGGGGCAACACCATCCGCGCCTTCCAGCGGGTGCAGTCGCTGGTCGCGTCGCTCCCGGCGCTGCAGCAGCAGGGCGCCGAGCTCGAGGCGCGCATCGCTGACCTGCGCACTCAGGCGGCCAACGCCGAGGCGAACCTGCGCGAGCTGCTCAGGCGCGCTCAGGCAGCGAACCGCGAGCAGATGGCGGCCGCTGTCGCCGCCCGCGAAGAGTCGACGCAGATCCTGGACGACGCCCGCGGCCGCGCCGCGCGCATCGTCGCCGAGGCTGAGGCCAAGGCGCAGGGCGAGCTGGCCAAGGCCGCCGCCGCCGAGCTGCGCCAGCGCGAGGCGGAGCAGGCCGCGGCCGATGCCGAGGCGCGCGCCAAGGCGGCCGCCGAGGCGCTGGCCGCCACCGAGCGCAAGATCACCGAGGCCAAGCAGCAGGCGAAGGCCGCGCTGGGCTTCTGAGCCATGGAGGGCGCGTGCGCAACCTGCGATTGCACTGGCGCCCCGACCAGGGCTGGCTGATCGACTGCCCCGCTGCGCCGACCCCGGCGCAGATGGGCTACGTCCGCGGCATCCTGCGCAGCCCGCGTGGCATCGACCACATCCTGCACGTCGGCGGCGTCGCCACCGAGCACCGCACCGCGGCGCTCGAGGACGCGCTCGCCGGCCGCGTCACCGCCAACGTCCTCGGGCCCCGCATGAACGGGACCGGCGACCTCAAGCTCTTCGAGGCGCCCAAGCCTCGCGAGCGCATCTACGTGGGAACCTGACCATGGCGAACACCTGGGTCGCGAACGCCTCGGCCGTCGCGCACGCCTCCGGCAAGTCGATGATGGCGCTCTTCAACGCCACCGGCACGGCGAAGACCGTGAAGGCATACCTGTTCTACCTCTTCAACAACGGCACGGGCGCCGTCACCGGCGTGCTCACCGCCTTCGCCATCCGTCGCCTGACCGCGGCCAGCGTCGGCACCACGGTGACGCCGGTCGCCTTCGACACCGCGAGCGCGGCGCTCGACGCCAACACCACCGCGCGCCACAACGGCACGGTGACCCCCTCCGACATCTTCCGCCGCTTCGTCTTCTCGAACGAGGAGCCGACGGCGACGGGTTCGGGCTTCAACAACCTCGAGCTTCTCGTCCCCTTCGCCGAGTGGGGCCGCTACGGCGTCGATAGCTCGTCGCTCGACCCGATCGTCTGCAACTCGAACCAGGGCGTCGACATCGCGCAGACGGGCAGCAGCGCCGTCGGCACGGCCGACCCCGAGATCATCTTCACCTCGACCTGATCCATGGCCGGCGTCTCCTTCGTCGCGCATGTCGATGGCTGCGTCGTTGCACCCTGGGCCGACTGCTTCGCGGCGCTGGTGTGGCGCGGCGTCGGCGCCGGCGAGGGCGAGCGCATCATCGAGGTGACCGAGGTCGCGATCGACCAGGGCGCCGCCAGCGGCTACCAGGGCGGCACCGATGGCGCCGTGCACTGGTACGTGTCGCGCATCAGCGGCTACAGCGGCGGCCGCGCGATCCCGCAGGTGAAGGCGGACACCGGCGACACGGACCTCGGCGCCGAAGTCGTCGTCGCGCCGGACCGCGTGACGGTGACGGCGAACCTGCGCCGGCAGTGCGCAGACCGCAACATGAGCGTGACAGCATCGACGCTCGGCGCGCGCATGCCGGGCTGGTCGAAGACGCTCTCGCCGGCGGCGCTGTGGCGGCGCGCCGCCGAGGGGCCCGATCTCATCATCAACCCCGGCGAGGGCCTGGCGATCCGCATGGATGACGCTGGCGGCGCCGGGCGCTCGCGCTTCGTCTCCGTCGACATGCTCCTGCGCCGGACCAGCGACGGCGCCGTCTTCACCATCAGCAACATGCTCTGCCCGCAGAGCAAGGACCAGGCCGGCGCCTTCGTCGCGATCTTCTCGCCGATCGGCGGCCCGACGCTGGAGGTGCACAGCATGTGCGCCTGCCATCCGGGGCCGCTCAACGCCGTGACCGCCGGCTTCCGCCTGGCGCAGATCGAGGGCGTCATGACCGGCGGCAACGACTTCGCCGGGCGCAGCGGCGACACCGTCGATATCGCCCGCATGGACACGTCGCAGACGCTGCCGAGCGGGCTGGTCGCCTACCGCGGGCCGCAGGTGCCGACGCTCTACGGCGGCGGCTTCAACCTGCCGGACGACCGCCTCACCACGCAGGCGACTGGCGGCACGGGCATCAACTACCAGCAGCGCGCCGGCACGCGTCGGCGCTTCGCGCACCAGGCCTCCATGATCCAGCGCAACGCATCGACGGCGTGCCTGCTGACGCAGTCGGTCGCGCTCTACAAGGACGAGGCGCGGCCGATCGTCCTGCGCAGCGGCCAGGCCCTCGGTGTGCTCGCCGGCGTCGGCGAAACGTCGGTCCTGCACCAGGACATGGCTGAAGTCATCGACGTGATCTTCCGCGGCCGCGTGGTGCAGGTCGGCTACACGACGGAGGAGATCGCCAGCGCGGTCTGGAACACCACGCTGCCGCTCGTCGCGGTGGCGGTTGAAGATCCACCGTCGGCGCAGAACTACGCCGACGAGGTCTGGGCGGCCACGATCCCATGACCGTCGCCGGCACGCGTCTCGTCTCGCTCTCGGGCCTGGGGTCGACGACCGCCAAGGCGCACCTGGTGGCGTGTCCCGGCGCCGCGGGCAGCACCGCGACCGCGCTCATGGTCTCGCGCTCGGGTCTCGGCTCGACGACGGCGGCCCTCCACCTGCTCGAGGACGTCGGGGCGCCACCGGCGGCCGAAGGCGGCATCCTCTTCCCCTGGCTGCGGCGCCGTCGCCGCATGAGGCGCTGAGCCATGACCGCCAGCATCGTCAGCATCTGCAACATGGCGCTGGACCGGATCGCCCACGGCGAGCCGATCGGCGCGCTGACGGACGAGAGCGCGGGCGCCACCGTCTGCAATCGCTGGTTCACCGTCTGCCGCGACGAGGTTCTGCGCGCGCACCGCTGGCCCTTCGCCAAGCGGACGGAGACCCTCGCGCTGATCG